GGAACGTAGTACCGGCGCTGGACGCCCAAACCGGCACCAGTGTAAGTGCTAAGATTAGCACCACTGCAGTTATACCTAACAAGAGAACCATCTCCATTGGTCTCCATGCGCGGCGCCATGGAGCGCCTCTTGCGAACGCCAGCCTGTGTCAAGGCAGTAGCAACGCCCCTACCAGGTTGGCGTGATTTGCGTGATGGCATTTTGTTTGTCTGTGATGCGAGCTTGGGAGGAGCACATCATGGGCTGGAGAGGAACGAACTCCGCGGAAGCAGCGTACTCAGCCTCGAGGGCGACCTGGTGATCAGGGAGGATGCCGAACGCACGCCAGAAGGAATAGCGTGCCTCGTCATCAACCACTGCTCCAGAACACCCGCGTGCCCAGTGCGCGGCGCCGCAGTCGTTCACTCGCTCCACCAGCCCATCGGTGGCTACCATGCCCAGCCGAACCAGCCGCCGGTACCAGGCCTCCCAGACGGGAACCCCACTGCAGAGAGACAGGCCGCAGGTGCCCACAGTGTGGGCCCACGCCTCCACCTCTCCCGGGGTCGACCACCCTACGAGGGAAACACAGTCCTTGCTCATCGCGGTGAAGGGATTGCGCACCATACGCCACCCAGTGCTAAGCCGCACTGGGTGGAACTGGCAAAACTCAACCTCCTCAAGGTGATAGCAGGGCTGTTCCCGCGTGAGCGTGAACCCGAAATCAAGGAACCACTGGCCGAGGCCATCAAAGCGATCAAGGTCACCAGCCTCACACATCACAACGCAGTCATCGCCATTGTTACTGAGACGGGCCGTGATGCCTTTCTCAGCACAGTAAGCGAGGACAATGCTGGACATGATGAGACAGTTGCCCATACCCGTGTTGATGTCACCCGACATGCGGCACCCGTCCACAGTGTAGTCCACCCTGTAGCCCTCTGTACGCCCAATGCCACGATTCCTGAGCTGCCACTTGAGGTAGCGCCGCAGCTCACTGCTGCCGAAGACCGAATTGTACACGGAGTGCTCCCACTCAAGTGCCTCACGAGACACATGCTGGTCGAATCGTGACGCGTCCAGTCCAAAAGCAACAGGCTTGCGGAACATGCCCCAGTTAGCAGCCAGGGCCTGGCCAACCTGGTCTGCATTCATGCCCTTCAAAATCACGTCATACCCATAGGCGCGCCTAAAGCCTCGCACAAGCTCCTTCTCGAACAGCTTGAGGTAACGTCCAACCTCAACGTTGTATCGGGAAGACCTGGGCTGTATGACGCGGGGAGCAGGGTCAACCTTCGCGATAAAGTTGACCTTCTCAGCCTTGATGAAAACAGAGACAAAGGAATCCCGAACAGCCAGCCCCCGGATCTTGAGGCTCTCGACTGCCCGCTCATACACTCCGCGCTTGCGCCCGCTGTAGAGCTCAGGATATTCATCCAGAGGTACAACGGGGGTCGGACGCACCTTGCGTAAGAGCGCCTGGCGTACACCAGACAGGCGTTTCCAGACTCCGTCCACCGGCCGAGGGGGCTTGCCAAGCCCCTCACCGCGGCGCACGTACAAGACGCGCTCCACGATGCCCCGCACCAAGTTCTTCAAACAGTCAGCATGCACTCCATAGTCGACCCCAGCTCCAAAGCCGGCCAGGTAGCGCACCTCGCGGCGTCCTTGACGCCCCACCCCATCAGGTTGTGCCCGCACCTGGAGTTCAGGCACTGACGGAACATCCACCACAGTCACCCGAGCGGGCATCCTGACGGGGCACCCCTACTTCGGCAGGGACACCGCAGCCCTCCGCTCCACAACTGCCTGGTTCCGCGCGAACCTGGCAGCTGCAAGCGAAAAGCTAGTCGGCGTGAGAGCCAGCTCCACTGCATACGTTGCGTGCTTCACCCGATCCACCACCCTAAGGTCGGGATGCGTAACACGCAGGTACTCGCGCACATAATCACCAACAACCAAACGGTTGGCGTTCGTGTAGCGCAACTCGCCGTACTTCTCCTTGGCGGCGAGAGCAGCTTCATAGGCGAGACGGGTGACAACCCCCCGCTCAGCCCATGCTCCGGAGCAGGCCTTTCCTCCCTCGTCCTCGACCGGCGCATCAGTGAAGGCATCGAAGCAATCAAGCTCCTCGCAATCACCGGCACGGGTCCACCACCATCGCAGGACCACTATCACTAGGATGCTTAGAGCAGCGGTTAGGACAAACACGTCCATGGTGTGTTTTG